AGACGAGCACGATGCATGTCCGGTTTATGGTATTCGAACGCGACAAGGGAATCTGCGCAAAGTGCGGCGTTGATGTGTTTGAAGCGGCGTTCCACGTCAATGGAAGTCCACGTACCCGGCGCGCACGTGGCAGCGGTGATCTATGGCAGGCCGACCACATCGTACCCGTTATAGAGGGCGGGGGCGAGTGCGGGCTTAACAACTTCAGAACGCTCTGTACGTCGTGCCACAAAGGCGAGACCGCCGCTCTGGCGCGAAGGCGCGCAGAGGCGCGCAGACCGCAACTATCATTTGAGGCTTGTGCGTGAAACTCTATCTGCAACGCCACGCCGAAGCCCAAGCGGGCGAGCCGATGGACCCAACCCGCGCCGTGACCGAACAGGGCCGTGAACAGGTCAAGCTGATGGGAGAATTCCTCGTGCGGCAGATCGGCCGCGTGGATCTGGTCGTCAGTTCAAATTTCAAGCGCGCGTTCGACACGGCGCGCGGGATGGCAGATCTGCTGGGCTGCGAGATCGTAGAGACGAGCCCGGCGCTGGACCCGGACGGCAAGCCCGCTATCGCGTGGTCAGATGTCGAGATCCTGACCGGCGCCTATTGCCCGGAGACCGCCGATGCACACGTGCTGGTGGTTTCGCATCACCCGCTGGTGAACGAACTTGCGGAATATCTGTGCGGCGTGAAGACCTCCGACGAGAAGTTCCACCACGCGGCGGTGATGCACATCCACGGCAACGGGCCAGGATCGGTCATGGAGTACTTCGTCCCACCGAAAGTGGTGGAGCGGGACGAAGCGACCGTGATTGAAGCGGCGGCCGCCGTGCTCGACTCATTCACTGAAGCCGACGAACCGGAACCGACCGGGTTGCTACATCCGAAGCACGCCGATGTTCTCACGCCATTGCGAGCGAAAGCCCAGCGCGTGATGCGATCCTACTTCCGGCGTCAGAAGCGGCTCGTTCTCGCGTCGATAAAGCCGAAACTGCGGGAATTGCGGGAATCCCGCATTGCGGGAATTGCGGGAACGCGCGAAGCAGACGACCCGGCGAAGGATGCGACGAAAGCCGCGATACCGGACCTCCTGCCAATCTCGATGACGGGCGGAATGTCGCTCGACTACACGAAGGCCCTCACGGCGGCGCTCGAGGGCGGCTACGAAGGACTGGCCGGCGAGGTCGGCTCCGATGCCGTCATGGCCGAAGACGTTGTGCAGACCTACCTCGCCGACCATTCGCTGACGAAGCTTACGGGCGGACTGGACGAAACGACCGTGGAGCGGTTGCGCACGGCCTTGGCCGATACCTACCAGGCGGGCGGCGACTACGATGCGCTGGTAAAGGCTGTTCAGAGCGAGTATGCAGGGTTCAACGACGTGCGGGCTGGCCTGATCGCACAGACAGAGATGAACGCAGCCTACAACGCGGGCCGCAAGCAACTCGGGCTGGACATGGGGTTCAACGAGAAGGCTTGGAACCCCGATGGAACGGCGTGCGCTGAAATCTGCGTCCCGAACGTGCTCGACGGATGGATCGGCATGGATGACGATTTCGAGAGTGGCGACGATCAACCGCCAGGCCACCCGAACTGTGACTGCTCCCTTGACGTGCGTTACAATCCGCGCGCCGATGCGGTATCCTCAACTTAGCGCTGTAGAGCAGTCTGGTAGCTCGGAAGCCTCATAAGCTTCAGGTCGGAGGTTCAAATCCTTCCAGCGCCACCAATTTTACGGGGCGGTAGCTCAGAGAAAGAGCGGCCGATTCTAATCGGATGTCACGAAGGCGTTGCGTCAGGCGCAAGGCGACCGTCTTCAGCGGGGGTTAAAGTCCCTCTCGCCCCAGCCAGTTCTGATATCCTGAAGCCCTCGCGGCTCCTCCGACCGTGAGTCATCAACTATAAGGGTCCAGTCGGATTGACCCGAATGCCCGCTTTCACCAAAGCGTTTCTCCGGTGATGGCGGGCGTTTTTACGTTACCTTGAAGCCCTGCTTGGCGAACGCATCGAGTATCGCCGGACGTGCGGTGTCGAGGGCCGGGCGCATGTAAGGCTGCGCTGGCATTCCTGGCCACGAAGGCGAGTACGGGCCAGGACCAGCTCCGGCCGATGCTTCCCCGCGTTGGCCAGTTCCATACTCCACATAGGCTGCATAGGGCGCGTTCGCTTCCACCGTCCCGCGTACCACTGATCCCACCAGTTCGACCGGACCCGGGCCTATGGAAGACTGTAGTTCGCCCGTATCGACCGGGACGATAGCTTGTGCCTCAGAGGCGACGGCACCCTGAGATTCTTCCACCGCGGCAACGATCCGTGGCACTACCGACTGCATGGCGCGGGAGATGTCCACTGGGCGGAACGTTGCACTGGCTTTGAAGTTCATTTCTTCAGCGGTGGCCGCACTGGCTTAGGCTTCCATTCTATAGCCGGAGCGGGCGTTATTCGCAGAACCGTTTTCACCATCTGACCCACCGGGCAACCGTTACATGACCGCGCGCATGGTCCGCAACCTGGGCTTTTCATCGCGGAATCAGGATGCGCCCGCGAGGCCCGGCAGGCTGCACGAACTCGATCTTCGCGGATTTGATCCACGTCATCACCGTCCGCAAGCTGACTCCCCACGAATCAGCAGCCTGTTTCGGACTCATGTATTTCGAGTCTGTGTTATCTCGTGCCATAGAGAGCATTGTAATGCAAGTCACCTTGAACGCAAAGAACTTGCGCGTTTACGATTATCCCGATGGCACTCACTAAAGGACTCGAAGCGCTGGCGCTCCACATTCAGGAAGCTCAGGGCGCGATGGGTCACGGTGAGGTACGAGACAAACTTTCGAGCGCGATCCGTTCCGCCCATGCCGATTCGGGCAAATGGGCGCACTATGTCGACCACACGGGCGACGGCTCGAAGGGCGATGTTATTTACGAGTGCGAAGGCGACATGCGGTCGTGCCCGTACTCGATGGGCGAGATCGGCGGCAAGCACACGGCCAACATCGATACGGCGTCGGCAAAAAAGGTCATGCCGAGCGTTTCGTATCAGCCGGTTGCCGACGACATCGACCAGTACACCACGATGGAAGCGGCGAACCTGTACACCAAAGGCCCGGTTCCGTTGTGCGAACGCTTCATCTCGAAGGACGAGCGCGACAAAGCCGACGCCGGAGATTTCGCCGGCAAGGGTAAGTCATTTCCGATCCTGAAGCCGGAAGACGTTGGCGCCGCTGTTCACTCGATGGGCCGCGCCGGGTCCGACAATCACTCGGCCAACACGCTGAAAAAGAACATCATCGCCATCGCGAAACGTAAGGGTTACACATCCTCGCTCCCGAAGGAATGGCAGGGCGAGGAAGACCTCGGCATGAGACCGTTCCCCGAAGCCAAGGTAATTGAGATCACGGGCGATTGCGTGGCGCTCCGTGAAGGCGCGGTCGGTCAGGATGGCACGGCTTACCTGAAGCTCATTCAACCCGGCTGGGGATCGAGCGGATACTACCCGGCGGCGGTTCTCGAACGCGACGGCCCGCGGGTCTTCAAAAACGGCCTCAAGAATTTCTGGAATCACCAGACTTCAGCGGAGGAAGCGGCCCGACCGGAAGGCGACCTCCGCGACCTCGCCAGCGTCCTGACCGAGAACGCGCACTACGAGCGCAACGGCCCGGCCGGCGAAGGGCTTTACGCCAAGGCGAAGATTTTCGAGATGTTCAAGCAGCCCGTCGACGACCTCGCCAAGCACATCGGCGTATCGATCCGGGCGAGCGGGAAAGCCAAGCAGGGGCAGGCGCCGGACGGCAAAAAGGGCACCATTATCGAATCGCTCGATAGTGCGCTCTCGGCCGACTACGTGACGACCCCCGGAGCTGGCGGGCAGATTTTGCAGTTGTTCGAGGCCGCGCGGAAACGCCCGGCAGAAGGAGAAACGGAAATGACGGAAGCCGTCGAACGGCAACTGCGCGAGACCCTGCAAACGCAGGCCAGCGAGTTGCGGAAACTCAAAGAGCGGGGCGCGAGGCTCGACGCAGCGGACGTGATCTCCGATTACTTCACGACCATCCGCGTCGGCGAAGCGGTCCAGAAGGAAGTCGCGAAGACACTACTGGAGCGCGTCATTCCGATGACAACGGCCGGCGACCTCGACAAAGAGGCGCTCAAGAAACTGGCCGAGGCGGAAACGGTTCGCGAACTCGAATTCATCGAGCGGGCGACTGGCCACAAGATCGTGCGCAACCTCGGCACATCGAGCGCGGAGCCTTCAAAGAAAGAACTGAAGGAGCAGCGCAAGCGCGAAGAGGCGCACTCGAATACGCTTGCCAATCTGATCGGCGTGCCCGGCGAACGTGGTCGCCAGATCATGCGCGAAGGACGCGCGGCGTTCGACCCGATGTACAACGCGGGCGAGCGTAATAACGGGAAACTGACCGTTGGAACGGAGGCGAACTAACATGAACACCGTTCTGTTTATCCTCTCTCTGCCGTTCATCCTGGCCGTGGTTCTCGCGTTTCTGCTGACGATCTGGCGGCGCGTGCTGAAAATGGCGCCGGTTCGGCCCGAGATGCTGTCTGCATCCTCGAACGATGCCGACTTCCGCGGCGATGCTCTCACGCTGGCGGCCCCTGCAGCGGCGAATAACGGCGTCGGTCCGATCTCGAACGATCCGATGGTAATGGGCACCGGCACGTCGCCCAGCTTCGGTATGGCGGGCGTCTGCGAAACATCCTACACGCAACCTTCGGGGCTCGTTCCAACTGGCAACGTGACGGTCAAGTTCGTAGGCGTTTACTTCCTCGCCGTGCGCGGCTACAACGCGCCCACTGGTGGTTCTGGTCACGCCTTCGCGCCAGGCGATGTCGTCTACTACTCAGGCGGAACGTATGACCCGACCACTGGCTGGTGGTATGGCGGCGTCCTCTGCTTCGATGCCACGAACGGAGTCAAGTTTGGCGTGGTACTCGATGCGGTTGTCGCCACTCAGACGACTACGGTTCGCGTGAAGCTGAAGCAGGCGGCAGGTTAACCGAAGGAGCGCAAGGAGACAAACATGAACATCATCGAATACATGCGGCGCTCCGAGACCGATGGCGGTCGGCTCGGGATGACCTACGAACCCGCTGGACCCGTCGAGCACCTGAACGACGGGCGCGCGGTCGGCCGCTCCGGCTGGAAAGCCAGCGAGCACGAATACCGCGAAGCAATGCGGTGGACTGAAGCGAA